CTGGCGTTTGGTCGTAACGACCGTCGTACGTTTTTCCCTCTGGGAGGGGGGGTTTCTTTTCTGCTTACGAGGCTTAGAAACTTTGGTTACGGTAGTAATTTTAGTCATGTTACTACTATTGATATCTATTATTGCTATTTGAATAAAAATGACACTCCGGTCCGTCAACCGGAGTTAGTTACTCGTCAGTGAAGAAACGAACCCACGGAGTTAACCACGTGCTGGCGTAGTTTTGCGCCTTTTCGGGCGTCGAAAGCCAGTGATATAACCGAGGTGGACGTTTTGCCATACGTGGAAGGTAAGTACACGGCTCTAATTCCGTGGAGGAGGCGCACTGTCTGTCCTCGACCACGTATGGGTTGCTGGCCAAACGGCCAGGTGCTCATCGGGATCCTAATTCCTTAGAGCGCGGCAATAATAGGGTGCTAGATTTACGTCATCGCGGACGTAGTTTTGCGTCATTGCGGACGGACGGTAGTTTAACGTCGTTGCGGACGAAACAAATACAATTTAATTACGACTCAGATCATCCATGTAGTTGTTATTGAAATCAACGTGCTCTTGTCTACAGCCCTTCGCGAACAATGTCGTGCCCAGGTTTTCGCACTCTTTGCGGAAAGCGGGCAAGGTGACCTGTTGGCCGTCACGTCCGTCAACCACGATTTCTACCAGAGGTGTGCTCGGAAGCTCCTCGTTGGTATCGGGGGTGACCTTATCGGCGGAAAAGGCGCGGCTGAAAATGGCCATGTCGAGAACGTAGGGCAGGGCTTTAATCTTTTCCAATTCTGCCCTAAAAACCTCCAGGTGTTCGCGTCTAAGGCCGTAACAATGCTCGAGCATGGTCCAGGTAGCGTCGTTCGGCGCATATTTGCCGGATAATGGATTTTCATGCAGGTGCCTGCGACGCAAGTCTTTGGAATAGTAGGCCTCTACGTTAGAAGTCAAGGCTATGGTCTTTCTCCAGTAATCGTTGAGAAAGGGGACACAATGACTAGACTGCAACCGACTCAACGCATCACCCCGCACGAGTCTATTGATATTCATGAGGGGAGGCGGGGTAGTATAATAACCGGCTTTGGCCAAAACCCTTCCGATGGGCGGGGCTAGAACCGTGGTCGGGTTACCCATAGTGTCTGACACCGGGTAAAACCTTGAGCTACAAAAGGTGGCGTCGAACTGTTTATGAACGCCCTCGTGCACGACCAACTCCAAATTCAATCCCAAAGACTTGAGGTCTTGGACATACTTGTGTCGATCAACGAGACTTGACAAACTGATTAAAGAATCGTCTCCCAACACGAGGCCGCGGACTCTGAACGTACTGAACACCTCATGAGGTGGGGGAAGCTTGCCTTCGCTCTCCAGTTGGAGCGCTAGGCAAAATGTAGAACACACGTACTGGAGCAGCGTGTTTCCGCACGATGTATTGGCGTCCCCCGAATGTCTAGTGCCGTCCACTTGAAAAGAGTTGCCGAACTTGTCAATACCACAGGTGTCGATCGACCGTTCGAAAGCACGGAGGGTATCCTCGGGGCACCCGACTGCGCGGTAGAACTCAATTTCTATCCTCAGCAATCCCGAATGTATAGACGAGTCGTAACGAGAGTAGTCACCTTCGTAACAAACGACCCCAGGTTCTTTTAAAGAATCGGAGAAATATCGTCCCACGCATTCCGCGTCAAGTCCCGACGTGTAGACGAAACCATACTCGTTGCCGGGGTGCATGAAAGTACGCATGGCTTTTCCCATGGCGGCGCAAAACGGTCCCGTGAGAACGTTGTGTTCGCGTTGGGCGGCCAGAATTAGCCTCGGTTCTAGTTTGGCCACGCCGTTAGTGTCAGACTTGGCCAGTCCTTCTATTTTCACGAAGGGATCGCGTAAATTTATCCTCGGACTCGGCCCGGCGTTGTTTGAGAGAGCGGCTCTGTCGTATCCAAGTTGCAGAGCGAGGGAGAATTTTTCCTTCCACTCCGAATAGTCTATTGGGACAACTGGATTGTCAATGTTGTAACTAGGACAAAAGGAATCATGGAATTCGCGCAAATAGTCAAAGCACCTCTGCACCAGCCCTACGCTTCCAGTGTTCATGTGAATGGGCTGGGGTTTCAGTTGTCTAGTGACTATGGCGGACACCGCTGAGTGGCACGAATTGGAAGGAACGACCGGGATAGCCACCGTGGAAACTATGCCAGCAGCTACAATAGGAGTCGGCATCTTCTTCCTTATATGCACGTCTCCTGGAACAATGTTCGCTGTAATGTCCATTTCCTTGGCTAATAGTTCGTCCACCGTTTCCGTGGGATCGGTGGATGGTAGCACAACGGGTCCGGGAAGGGGTTGGCGCCGGTTAGCTAAAGGGCGGGAAGACCGGTCGTTTTTATAGGCGGCAAAGGGGTCATTAGGAGTAACATGTTTGGATTTTACTAGTTTTGCCGCAGCCCAAATAGTCATTCCAGAGGCGACCGCCAAGGATATAGGTGTCGCTATGGTTGGTGCCAACGTACCGACAGCAACACCAGCTCCGGCGCATACGAGAGCAGCTGTAAGCACACGTTTCCAATTGAAAATGGTTTTAAATTGCATTTTCATGGCGTCCGTATGAGCCGCTGCCACGCCCATGGCAGGCTTAACAACGGCATGTAGTACGGCGGTCTCATGTGACA